CAAAATGGTTAAAGAACAATTATGTTGGACGTGCCAGAATGCTTGCGGATGGTGTTCGTGGAGTAGTTGCTTTCAGCCTGTTGAGGGTTGGACCGCTGAAAAGGTACACCGCAAGACGTATGATTCGTATAGGATAACAAAGTGTCCGGAATATGTACCGGATAAAGCAAGCAATTCTGAAAACAAGAAAAAGACACGAGTAACCAACAAAGAATTAGATACAATGAAAAGATTAAGAGGTGATGGTCTATCATATTTTGAAATAGCAAAGATTGTGGACAGAAACCCTGACGTGGTTAGGGTGAATTTGGTGAGGTGTTGATATGGATAAAACAGCGAAGAAGTTAAAGCAGAAACGCAGAGCCGAAAGCCGTTCGCGCTCTAAGCGTGGAATATACGAAGATTTCAACAGCAATAAGAACAAAAGAATCGTTTTGAATAATGACAATGACGACAAAAGGCGTTGGCTTGAAAGATGTCAAAAGCAGGCGAAAACAGTAATTAACCCCATTGTCGATTGGAATGATGAAAACATAAAGGACTATATCCAAAGTGAAAAGATAGACCTAAACCCATTATACTGCGAGGGTTTCAAGAGAGTTGGTTGTGTGGGGTTGTCCTATGGCGGGAAAACATAGATATGTTGAATTTCGCAGGTATCCAACATACGAAAAAGCATATATACACGCATTTGACCGAATGCTTGAAACAAGAAAAGCAAACGGCAAAGAGGGGACATGGCAAACAGGATATGATGTGTTTAGGTGGTGGTTGGATGAGGACTTCAACCAATACGAAATCGGAGAGGAATTTTATCAAAATGAGGAGTGATAACAAATGTCAAAAAAGAAAATTAAAATCGGTGCTATAAGATATTATAAATGTACAGAAGTGTGACAACCATACTTGTTATTGGTTAACTACAAACGGATTAAAATGGTTAGGACGACAACTTAATATAGTTATAAAAGAAGATGGAAAGGAGAATTAAAATGATTTGTAACTGCAAAAAATGCGTATTCCATAAAGGAGAAACAGAGTGCCTATTACCGAAAAGCGAAAATTTTCAAGTTACGATGAATGACAGAGTAATATCGTGTCTTAATAATATTAAAGACGAAAACGACTTGTCGGCAGAAGGTAAAAAAAAATTGAAAAGTGTCCGGAGTATGTACCGGATAAGAAAGGTTGAGTAGAGCGTGAAAGATAAAATAGCGAAGAAATTAAAACAAAAACGCAGAGCCGTAAGGCAGGTGATAAAAAACGCCGAAGAAGAAAGAATATTAAAAAATTTTGATGAAATTGCAAAGAAACGTGGTATTAAGAAATTCAATAGAAAGAAAGCATTGCAGTCGTACAAGATTGTTGAAAACGAAGTTACAACAGAGGGCGTTGTCAATCTTGTGGTAGTAGGTGCGTGGTATCTGCGTATAAAATGCAAATGGGGTCAAAAACGCGTGTGTCAATACATAGAGGGAGTTATTCGATATATTGGGGTTGTGTATAACCGTGAACGC